GTTTACACCTCTAAAAGACATCATATTAATATCTTCCTTTCTAAATACTACTTTTCTACCCGTTAGTAACTCCATTCTCTTACAGAAATCTCTACTGTTCGGAGACTTTCTCTCTGGCATATAAGCATATCTTATTTTATACACACCATCGTCTTCTGAAGATTCTTTATCAGAATACTTGATTTCAGCCATTTTAACGGACTCATTCTCGTCTTGGTATATCTCACTATGGATTACCTCCCAATCATCGCTTAAAACCTCTCCTAAAGCTTCTAATTGATTAATCATATCATCTCCTTCATCTTCAGAAAAGTCTTTATTGTCTTCAGCAGATAATTTCTCTCCTGTTTCTTCTTCTTTTCTAATTTTAGTAGATACGTTATCTAACTCTGTAAATTCGATTGGTTGTAAAGTTACGAAGTATAAATCTTGATATATCTTGTTAAATTCAAGTATCTCTGTTAATCCGTAGATAATACCATCTTGAAATGGTCTGATAATAACGTTATCCATTAGTACAGATGCAGTTCTTAATTCTTCTGCATTATTACCAAAACCTGTATTGTCTTTAATACCTAAAAGTATTGGAGATACAATTCCGTGTCCTAACATTATCTTCTCTCTTGCCTCATCAGATAAGAATTGATATTGAGCGTGAGCATCTGGTAAGTGTATAGCCTCTATGTCTGCTTTAGTTTCTGCTGATTCGTTAAAAGCAATAATAGCTTTACCACTATTAGAACTTCCACTAAACTTCTGATTAATCTTACTCTCTATTGCTTGTTGAGTCTCAGAATTAGGTATCCCATTGTTAAAGTTTACAAATAAACTCGGTTGTAAGCCATTTTCGATATTCGATAAATGATAGTTAGATACCTCTGCTTCTAACTCACTATATTGTAAAGATGCTTGATAATCTACTGTAGAGTAGTAATAAAAACCACTTCTATAAGGTTTAAATACATAAAGCTCGTTTACTTGAGATTTACTACCATTACCAAATGTAGGTATTCTTTTAGGATTATCTGAGTTCTTACAGTCTTTCCAAGAAGGATGATAGTAATAAGCCTTTATAACACCTTTAGTAGCTTTCTCTGCTCTAAGGGTCTCCATAGGAAAGTGAGATACCTTTAGTATCTTTGTTTTAGCTTTATTGTATGTTAGTTGCATAACACCTTGACCTAATAACTTATAGTCATTAACAAGTCTTCTAACCTCTCTTGGTCTAAGCAATTTCTTCATTCTAACATAATCTTCAGGAAACAAGTCTGAATTAGTAGACTCTAAACCTCTACCATAAATCATATCAACAATACCGTTAATACATCTACCATTAGTAGGGCTATCAAGATACCTATCTATAAGATTATCAAAATAATCATTATCATCTCCAAATGCAACCCACTCTTTATTGTGAACCTCTTTGATTGTAGGAACTTGGTAAGAAGACATATTGACAACTCTAATGCTATCTTTATATTCTTTACTAACTGTATTTTTCTTATTTGAACTCATTATATTATGTATGTGTTATCATCTACTGTACTATAAGGCTTGTATATTGTGCCATTACCTATCTCGTGTTTCTCAGTTACTCTTTCTGAAGCAGTCTGAGATGTTACGTATATCTTATCTCTATACCAAAGCTCACTATCTTTAGTTATCTCTAAATAATAAGTAGAGTCTTCTTCAAGAATTGTTGGATTAAATACAACATTAGTAAAGTTAGGAATACCACTTATAGAAAGATTTGTTATTGTCTCTTCTTTACCATCTCCATCTCTTCTTATATTCATAGAATAATCTCTACTTTGAAATACTGTTAAACAAGTAGATTCTTCGTAAATTCCATTATCAGACAAAACTCTTCCCTCGAAGCTATTGGTAAACAAGGTTCGTGGTGCAATCGTAATTGTCTTTTCTCCTGATGTCGGTTGTAATATTAACATACTATGATAACTAAATAATTTATTTTTGTTTTATTTAATAAAAAAACCCCACCAAAATGGTAGGGTTTAGTTTAAATTAATTATAGTAATTAGGAAATATCTGTTATACCTGCTGCTACAATATTTTGTTCAGGAGTGTTTCCTGAAACTGCAACTTTTAAGAAATTAGCTGGTTTTTTCTCCATACCAGTAAAACTCAAAGTATATCCAGTCATATCAGCCATAGCTCCACCTGTTACTACAGTACCTCCTGTTACATCCATTCCATACTCTAAACCTGAAAAGAATACATTTCCGTTATTGTCTTCAATAAGAATATGAGGTCTGTTAAAAGAAAGTAGCTTAATTGCTTTGTGGTCTTCTTTGGTTAATTTTTTAAGACTTAACTCTAATACTTGCTCGAAAGCAGTAGTTCCATTCTCTCTACTTGATTGAATGTTTTCAGTATAGGTAGAGTTTCCTCTAACATTATATTTATAAGCATCTGGGTCTCCACCAACAGTAGCGATTACATCCTCATCTGTTGTGTCTGGTGTAATAAGACCTAATCCTCCAAAAGGAATGAAGTAAACAGCGTTGATTCCTCCAACACTATCTTTACAAGGTTCTGTTCTACCTGCCGTAATAAAATCACACATAGTATTTATTTTTTAATTATTAGTTATAAAAAAAGGGTAGGTAGTAATTACCCACCCTCTTTCTGTTTATTTATTTTGAATCTTAGATTCCGTAAGTTACGATGTCTTCAACAACTCCGTATTGTACACCTGCCGTAAATCTCATTATGATTCTAACGTTCTGACTTCCGTCAAGCTGACTCATATCTAGCACTTTAACTTCTTGGTGGTCTGATAATAAACCTGTTCCAAATTGTAAGTTATCTTTAGTAGTTGCGATAGCAGTATTTGCTGCTAATCCATTAGCCATAAAGATTTTTACACCATCAAAGTATAAGATGTTGATGTCTTGGTTGTTTCCTTGAGAACCTACACCAGCAGCACCTTGTCCGTTAGCTTGGAATCCTCCTAAAGCTCTCTTGTAAGCTCTAAAGATGTTTTGAGAAACATAGATGAATAAATCATCTCTACCATATAAAGCAGAAGGAATTGCATCTACTACTGCTCCTAATTCATCTACTACGTTAGCAGCAGTTACAGTAGTTCCTGTAATAGCTTGTGCAGCTGGTAAATCAGTATCTGCAGCTAATAAAGTAGAGAAACCATCAAATGAACCTTCTCCATCAACTCCTGCCCATAAATTCTGCTCATTCTTTTGTGCTACTTTAGCAGCAACATAAGAGATTAAGTAGTCTTGGAAAGAAGATGGTAAGTTGTCAAATGCAGAATATCCCATTGAGATTGCTTCCCAATCAGAACGGAAATCTTGCTTACATAGTTCTAAATTAACTTGTAATTCCTTTGGTTCAAGGATTCTTTCAGTTAAAGTCAAAGTTGAAGTGTCATTGAAATCACAAGAACCATTTTTAGTGATTCCATCTAATTCCAATCTCTTAACAACTTCTTTAAATTTTACGTTTGGTCGGATAGTTAATCCACCATTTGCAATAGTGTTACCTGATAATAGAGCTGCAGAAATGTATTTTCCTGCCGATTCTCCTGAGTAACTTGAGTTTACGATGTCTGTAGTAGTAGCCATTTTATATAATTTTTAATTGAATAACATTCTATTAACTCTATCTTCGATAGTCATAGATTTGTTTGGGTTTGATAATAAACTTTTTTTCTTTTCGATTTGAGCCTCTGGAGAATGTACAACTTCTTTTACATTTTCAGATAATTCAACTTCTTCTTGTTTAGATAACTCTTGAGGAACTTCTTTAGATTCTCCCATTGGTTTATCTTCGATTAATGCTTTAATCATAGAAAGTAGTTCTGCTTTTACTGCTGATAATTCTTCAGAAGTAGCGTAACTCATAGCAGGAGCTTCAACTTCCTCCTCGATTACAACCTCTTCTTTAGGCTCTTCAGCAAGTATAACTTCTTCTACTTCCTCTTTTACTTCTTCAGTTACTTCCTCTGTAGATAACTCTACCGATTCTTCAACTGCAATGTCTTCAACTTTTATCTCTTCTTTAGAAAGATTTAAAAGCTCTTTGACATTATTAAGGATTTCTGTCGCTTTCATACTTATTGGTTTATATTAATATAACTATTTAAAATTTTACTGTCGTATTTTTACTCTTCTTCTTGCTTGTGAATTGAGCCTATGCCTTGCTTCCAATACTCGTCTGCATTGCATTTTCTTTTCTTTGAGTACTTATCACAATCAATAGAATAAGTATTCTTACATTTGCAATATTTAGCTCTCATTGTCTATCTTTTTTAGTTTAGATATTGCCCAATTAACACCTGCAGAACCACCCCAAGCATCCCACATAATACCACCACAACCTTCTGAATAAGGTACGTCTTTATGTTGCTGATGTCTTTTAAATGATGCCATTCTCGCAATAGTATCTCTACTTAAAGGTTCTCTGTTAGCTAACTGACTTGCTCTTGTCCAGCCAACACTTGTACCACAAGAACTTCCATTCTCTTTCTTATATTTTAATGCTCTCTTAGCATTATTAGTTGCACCTTGTGGATAATCACTATAAGACTTTAATTCTACATCTTCGGTTAATAGTTTCTTTATCTCTTCTAATACACTACTTGCTTCAACCTCTTCAATATCTTCTACGTTATCGCTAAACATACCTTCAATACTTAATCCTAAGTATTTACCTTGCTTAACATCTTCCCATACCTCATCATTATCTATCTTCATAGTAACTGCCCAAGCACCTTCTACTGCATTTAATCCGTATAAAGAAGTTTTATCTTTTTCAGGGTCTTCTACTATCCAAGATTCTATAACAGACACACCTCCTGTAAATTCAGCGTGTTCTAATGTTGTATTATTGTTTTTAAGGCGTTTTAAGTATAGCTCAGACGCTTTTCTTACAGTTTCGGTAGAGAACGTTATATTGTACTCATAATCGCCTCTACGTCTGTATATGAGCTTATTTGGTACTAATGCTAAACCAACTATTATTCTTTTTTCTGAATCAACAGTTTTAAACTCTACTTTATGCTTACTTAAAGCTACAAAGTTCTCTTCAATAGCTGGAAATTCTACTAATGATATTGCATCAATTCCATCTTCTTCTCTTGATTCGTCTATAAATAATTCTATTATATCTAATTCTTCCATATTTAACTTATTTATACTATGATAACTTGTTTTATTTTATTCTGTTTTATTTTAAGTACCTGCTTGACTTACAATCATACCATCTAACTGTTGTTGATTAGTAACGTCTCTCGATACTACGTAAGCTTTTAATGGCTTATCAAACTGTGCTTGTATTGCATTTATAAGTAGGTTTTCATTAGACCTTCCTACTATATTAAACGAAGGGTCTGCACGTTCAGTTGTACCTGCTCCACCACCACCTGTACTTGTTCTTATAGGAGTGTTAGCTGATGATGATTGAAATTTCTGTCTAGATATAGCTGCTACTTGAGCTAAACCTGAACCTATAATAGAAACCATCATAGGTATTTTAGCCCAAGAAGGTAGTTTTTTATCAGCTAATACTTGAGTCGCACCTGCATAGGTATCTATTAAAGCCATAGATAGATTAAGTGCTTTTGTTTGTTTAAACTTTTTCTTATTTATAGCATCTTGTTTTACCCTTAAATTCTCATCGTTTTGAGCTATTTGGTTTTGAATATTCTTTCTTTGTTCAGCTGATAAGTTTTCATTAATTAATCTATCATTTAATTCTTTATTTAAAATATTGGTTTTGTTTTGCTCTATAGTTAATTGTCTTTCAAACTCTCCATCAAGAAATTGAGTTAATCCTGACATTAATGTCTTATAACTTTCAATATAAACAGAAATCTTATTTAACTCTGGGTTTTCATCAGCACCTTCTTCCGTACTACCAACACCTAAAGCATTTCTTCTTGCATCAGCCATTTCAGTCCAAAAAGGAAATAATGCAGCATATTTTTCTGTGATTTGTTGAACAGTTCTTTCTGCCTCAGTTTTTGTTAAAGCTACTTTCTCTTCAACCTCTTTTGTAGCTTTAGCTATAGACTCTTTGCCAGCAGCAGTATCTGCAACACCCTTGTCTTTTAAATTCTTTTTATATTTAACTAAATCATCTTCTAATTGTTTTATTCTTATTGTTGCTTTTTTACGAACACTTGCTTTTTCAGCAGTTTCTTTAGCATCAATACCTTTTAACTCGTAATCTAACTCTATCTCAAGTCTTTTTTGTGCGTAAAACTCTTTATAAGCTAACTTATCCTCTTCTGATTGAACTGAATTTATATAAAGCTTCTCTTCTGTTTTTAAGTTTATTAATTCTGTTTGTCTTTGTAATTTCTGTTGAGCAGTTAAACTATTTTCAACATCTAAATCAAGAGCTTCTTTTGTTTTAAATGGGGATATTTTATTTGTAAGACCATCTCCATCAAGGTCAAATTCTAAACTTCTTTTTATTAACCTCTGAAACTCTTTCTTTAATTCCTTTTCTTTTCTATCTATCTCTTGTTTATCTAATTTTAATTCTTCTAATATAGCTTTTGATATATCTTGACCGAAACCACCTTCTTCACGTAATTTCTCTAAATCTGCAAACTCTTTTCTAAACTTAGAAAATACTTGTAATCTCTCTTTATACAAATCTTGTAACTCAGATTCTGCTGCTTTCATAGCAGCTCTAACAACTACAAGTTTTTTTTGATTTTCTATAAAAACACCTATTTCCTCATTAGCAGGTTCGTAACCTAATTTTTTTAAATCAGCAAGAGCTGCCTGTTGTTGTTCTAATGTTGAGTTAGTATCGGTCATTATATTATTGAGAGCTTCTATTTTAGCTACCTTAACATAACCTTTTGAAACTGTATCAGAAAAAGAATCAAAACTTTTTTCAGCTTTACTTACAGAACCTGCGAAATAATCAAAAGCAGATATAACTGACTGTATAATCAATAATACTGCATTAGCTTTTATAGCGTGTTTTAAGTTTTTTAAAGCACCACTAAAACCAGCAACTTTACCTGTAGTAGCATCAACCTTGTTTGCCATAAAAGAAAACTGCGAAGCAAATTGAGATAAGTTATTCGCAACACCTCGAATACCATAAGGCATATCAGATATAGTTCTACCTAATTCAAGAGTTGCAGCAGTAGCTGCTCCTGTAGAATTACCTAATTTACCTTGAGATAAAGTTAATTCTTTGTTTCTTTGTGTAAGAAGTTCTTTTCCTCTCGCTAATTTTCTTTCTTCGTTGGCAAGAATAGCTACCTTCTCCTTGCTTTCAGTATAACGCATATCAAGACTTTTAAGCTCATTTTTCAATGACTTTATATTAGTCTTTGCTTTAGCAATCTGAAGTTCTGCTTTAATTATTATATCATCTTTAGCCATTATCTTGTTAGTTTTTTTCTTTTTATACTTGTTCTTAACTCTCTAAAACTTGAAGGTAATTCATATAGTCCTTTAGCTATATTAACATCCTTATCTTCTATTAACCACTCGTTATTCCTTAGTAATTCTAATGTTTCTCTTATCATTATTGAAGTGTATTTACTGTTATTGAATTTGAAAGAGCTGATTCATTACCAGAAGCATCAAATGCACTTACTCTAACTACGTATGCAGTTTGTGGAGATAATCCTGTTACTTCATATGTTTGTACATTACCTGCTGCAAGAATTATATCTCCTTGATTTAAGTCTATATTGTAACCTACAACACCAACATTATCTGTTGAAGCAGTCCACTCTATTGAGAAACTTGTAGATGTCTCTGAGCCTTGTACTACTTGTAAGTTAGTAGGTGCAGTTGGAGATTCGTAATCAATAGGAATATCAACATAATCATTAATTAATTCTATATCAGATTTACCTGTATAGAAATCTGTATCTATTGAGTTTATCTTGTAGCTTCTACCTGAATAAATAAATCTATCTGCTAATGTATATTTCTGTAATATTCTTAAAGGCAAGTAAGCACTTATCTTCTTTAACCTATTATTTTGATTAAAAACATTTGAAATATAATTTTTATGATAGTTGTTAAATAAAACATTCCTTGTAGTAACTAAATCCCATTCATCCTTTTCAGAACTAAAGTTTAAAGATTGTCTGTCCTCTATTTCGGTAGCTTCAAAATCTGAGTTAGAAGGTACGTAGTAAGAATTAATTTCTATATGACTTGTAGGTACATTTTCTCCATTTACTGCGTCTACAAAAGATATAGGAGTACCTTGAGGAAGTGTCTTAAAAGTCATATAAAAAATCAAAGGATTTCCTATGTAACTCTGTTGGTTATCATCAACACAAAATCCCCATTGTATATCTGTTAAAGCACTTGTATTTAAGTTTATTAATCTCTCAAATTTCATATGCTCAAAAGGTATTTCGTTTTTAAATATACCTTCAGATAAAATAACTCCATCAGAGCCTTTATACTCTTCCTTACCCCAATCCTTGTTAAATAACTGTTCGTGTTGCTTTGCTAAGAAAGTACCTAAGCCTTTATAGGTGTAAATAACTTCCCTAAAAGGTAATGCAGAATTAACTTGTGATGAGTTTATATCTACATATTTTGTAATGTCATAAGGAGAACCTGATGATGGATTAGCATAGAAATCATCTAATGTTTTAACAACCATTTCACTACCTTCAACATAAGCAACTAAGTTAAACATCTTGAATAATGATGTTAAGAAGTCTAATACCTTCATTTTAGGTATTTGTTGAGTAATATTAAAGTTAATCGAAACATTTATAGTAAAACTTGAGCTTGTGTAATTTTCACTAACAAACGAATCAATATCACTATCAAAGTAAGAATAATTCCATATAGCTTTATCAAATCCTATTGTTTGATTAGATGTAATTTGAATAGTATATGATGAATTATTCGATACATCTACAGATAAGTTTTGAATACTATCTGTTATATCTGAAGCACTATAAACAGAAACACCATCTCTAAATACATTGATAGAGTAATTTGGAGAGCTATATGAAGAATCAACTGTTAAACTTAATTGTAATACTTGATTAGAAAAGTTATATCCATCACTTAAAGTAAGAACACTATTTTCCATACTACTACCATTGTAAGAGGTATAGTCTATGAAATCGCTTACAGAATAAGTAGATGTTTCTAATTGTTCTCCACTTGTAACTTTACCTTTAGTTCTATGTAACCACATATAAAGATTATCAAAAGAAGAATCTCCTCCTTTAAAGAAATCATTACTAAAAGTTAATCCGTATTTTTCTTCTATAGCTTTTATTATAAGACTTAATCTTAAAGCATATTTTAACTCATTAAATTTAACTCCGTGTCTATGTGTACCACCAGCATCGTGATAATGCAAGTCCCCTGAATCAAGTATAGATTGAGTAGTATCGCTATCATAATAAAGCCTTTGTGAGTGTGTTATTAAAGGGATTTGTATAGCGTTAGGGTAGTTTACACTATCAACAAACTTATTAGTTACAGATGTAGTTAAATACTTTTCTACAAAATATTTGTCATACAGTAAATCAGTACCATCTTGTTCTTTACTAAAGTTATCTAACCAAGATAAAGAAGATAATAAGTCATCTCCTAATAAGTTTTTTAAAGATACTGTATTACCAAAGAAAGTTATTCTATATGTATTAGCAATATTACTCTTTAAATCAACCCCTTCAAGTTTTATATAACCATTTCTAAAAGGTATAGAGTTAAGTTCTATATTTGCAGGAACTCGTATTCTTGCATCAAACCCATCTTCAATATCACTATTGTAGTAGTGTTTAAATATTTTATTATTGGTTTTACTAGCAGGTAAAGCAAATGTTTGAGAATACTCTGTAAACACCTTGCTAATATCTCTAACGTCTTTTATAGTATCAGTAATACTAATACTAACATCTTCAAACATATCAACTCTCTGACCTTCTATGTATAATTGAGCTATCTGCATCTATCTAATATTATTTACAGTATCGAATGATTTATCAAACTGTATTGTGTATTGTACTAATTTGTCGTTTAAAGAAGTCTTGTAAGTAATCTCTCCTGTTTTAACATTAATTGGTAAAACTTGTTCTCCTGATTCAGTAATATTTGTAATCCATACCTTTTCAGACAACATCATCTCTTTAAACACTTTGTTATACTCTTCATCTAAGAAACCACTACTTAAAGTAACTGATTCTTTACCTACTACGTTAAAATCTCTGTTTACGTGATTACTTGTACTATATGTACCATCATAACCTAATATGTTAGACTTGTAAGACTCTTTCTCAACATTCATACTCTCAACTGACTTCTTAAAGAACCATAAGTCTTGTAAAGCACCCCAACGATTAATAAAGCTAACCTTCTTAGGCTCGTATTTACATTCATCTAACGTTACTACATCTACTATTTTAGTTTCTGGTAATCTTACTGAAGGTAAGTAAATATCTATATATCCAGCAATATTTGGATTTATATCTATTACCATTCTAGCAGGGTTTCCATCTCTTGCTTTAATCCCAGAAACTTCATATTGAGTCCAAGTTGTTGTAAGTGTTATATTTTTTGCAAAGTAGTTTGTATAATTATCCCCTAATTCTTGAAGCCTAATATTTGCACCTACATCTCCTTTTAACCAAACTGAAATAGTAACCTTTTCTCCATCTGTTCCTTGAATTCCGCTTGTAAATATATGTCCGTTACCACTACTTGAAGTCAATTTATAAGCATCTGGTAATCCTGATGGAGAAGTTATTCCATCTGTTAAAACTGCATCTCCACCATTAAACCAACCACTACTTGTTACATCTATACTTGGTATTAATTCAGTACCTTCTGCTTTTATAGATACATTATCAATAGAACCAACAAAACCGGTACTTGTATAAAAATTAAATCTATTATTTCCTGTTACCCCTTGAGTAAAAGTATATGTATATACACCAACTTCATTAAGTGTGCCACTTATATTAACCCCACCAGAACCAGTATAAGCACCTATTGAGCCAGAATTGTAAGATGTTATTTCAAATGTAACAGTATATTTATTTCCTACTTTAGGCACAAAACTACTTGAAGTTCTTGAACCTGCTCCGCTTATATTCAAAGCACCATTAGAAATATTATCTGTTGATTGAATATTCCAATAATCACTATTCTCAAAACTTCCATTTTTAAGCAATTCAGAACCAGTTTCTAAAACTACTTTATCAACTAAATATAAATCATTGTTTTGTAAGAAAGAATTTATACAACTACCTTCTTCGTAAACACCACCTTCTTCTATTACTCGTTCTTTAAAACTATCAGTTGCTTCAATATATTCAAATACTTCTGTACTGCTTGAAGGCACTACTTTATTAAATGTTTGTGAACCTTTGTATAAATATGTAACTTCTTTTATTTCATTTCTATCTACTGGTATTCGTATATCTTCTCCATACAAAGTATAGATAATATCGTTTGATTGCATATACCCTTTAGTAGCACTTGGATTAGAACCTTCTTCAAAATAACCATAGCCATCAACACCTAAAAAAGTTGTAGTACTTGAACTTGTTGCCGACCCTCCTGCATTTATTTGTGGATATACAGATAGTACATAACTTACAACTACATTCAAATCAGAATCGTTTATGTTACCATTATAAGTTATATCTACATAATCTCTTACTAATTCAGAAATCTCAAATAGTACGTAATTAGAACTTGAAGTTTTATTCTTTACTATTGTGTACTGTAAAGTGCCATCTATTGTGATTTCTAATTTAGCTGATTCATTTGAACCAATATCTTCTGAAATATGGTATGGACTTCTTAATAATACATTTGCCATTACTTAATTGCTTTTAATGTTTTTAATTGAGCAGCTATATCCTTTCTATAACCTTCCTTTAATATTTTCTTTATCTCTTCTTTAGTTTCTTTCTTAATAGCTTCTATAAACTTATTACCTTTGTATTGGTATCTTTTAGATATACCTCCATCAGGATTCTTACCATCTTTACCTGCAAAAGACCTACCTGCTATACTTGCTGCTAAAACCATTCCTAAAGACTTCCAACTACTTTTGTAAACTTTTCTAAACTTACCTGTAGGTTTATACTTCCCATCAACATCTTTCTTATATAACCTAAACATAGGTCTCATACCCTTATCCTTAGCCCACTTAGCTAACTTATCAGCCATATCGTGGCTATACTTACCCTTTTTGTTTATACCTCCAGATAGAGCATTTGCATACTGTTCTCCAAAGATGTATAGCTCATTGTCTTTAACTCTATACTTAAAAGACTTATCTAAGTTACCTGAAGCATAAAAGTCTTTCTCCTTAAACTTTTGTTTTAAGTTCTTTCTTATAAGCTTACCTACTTCTCTTAAAGCTAATTTCAAGTTCTCTCCCTCCATTAACAGATGCTTATACCATTAGGAAC